TACAACGTCCTCGTGGATTTGAAGAAATTATGATTCAGGTGTATAATACCAAACCAGATTTTGCTATCATTGACGATACTTATGCAGGACAGTGGATCAAAGATTACACATTAGCTAACTGTAAAATGATGCTAGGTCAGGCACGTGAAAAGTTTGCTCAAATTGCAGGACCTGGAGGTGGATCAAGCCTTAACGGTGCAGCAATGAAATCAGAAGCCACTGCTGATCTAGAAAGACTAACCAAAGAACTAGAAACTCTAGTATCTGGCGGATCTGGGTACACATTTATCATAGGCTAATGTCTTGACCTTGTGCTAATTCTATAGTATAATTGCTTATAGGAGACAATTATGATTATTGGAATTTGCGGGTTTATCGGTTCAGGCAAGGACACAGTGGCTGACTATCTAGTCAACTTCCACGAATTTAGACGAGAATCATTTGCCAGCACACTTAAAGATGCTGTTGCCGCAGTGTTCGGGTGGGATCGTACCATGCTAGAAGGTCGTACTAAACAGGCTCGAGAGTGGCGTGAACAAGTAGACCCGTGGTGGGCAGAACGTTTAGATATGCCAACGCTAACTCCACGCTGGGTATTACAATACTGGGGTACTGAAGTTTGCCGCAAAGCCTTTCATGACGATATCTGGATTGCCTCCCTAGAAAATAAAATTCGAAATTCACGAGACCATGTGGTTATTTCAGATTGCCGCTTCCCTAACGAAATACAGGCCATAAAAAATGCAGGCGGCAAGATCTATTGGGTACAACGTGGTGATCTACCAGAATGGTATGATGATGCTGTGTTGGCTAACAGTGGTAGCAATGTAGGATTAAACAGCATGAAGATGAAAAAAATTCATGCTAGTGAGTGGGCGTGGATCGGTTGTGAATTTGACGCTGTTCTTGACAACAACGGATCGATAGACGAACTATACAATAGATCAGAAAGCCTAGTAATCGGCGACAAGATCTCCCTGCCGCCAGATAATACCGTCCTTGCTTAATACGCTTACGCAATTAGCGCATACTGTTTTTAGATTGCTGTGACGACAATTGTCTAAATCACCGTCAACGTGAAATACTCTAAAAACTTCCGGGTGTATTGATTTAAATCCGCACTTGTCGCATTGGTTTTTTATTCTATACCCTGCTCTAAACCAGCGGGGTATTCCATGATTAACTCCGTGAGCCATGCAGATTTCGCACAATGATCTATAATAGATCTTGTTGTTCTTTTTATAGTTAACAGCACGGGGTCTTTGCCCGCATCTACAAAGCGGTCTCATAAACATATTTACACCTTTTCAGCCCCTTTTTCATCTAGTATAACAGGCCAATTTTAGCGGATACCGCTAAATAATATGAGCAACTATTACCAGGAGAAAATGGGATGGCACTACAATCACCAGGCGTACAAGTTACGGTAATCGACGAGAGTTTTTATACACCAGCAGAACCTGGTACGACTCCTCTTATCGTTATAGCTACCGCAGAAAGTAAATCTAATGCAGCAGGCACGGGCACTGCTGCTGGTACCACGCAGGCAAATGCTGGCAAGGTATTTAAAATTACCAGCCAACGAGAATTGGTCGACACATATGGTGTGCCGTTCTTTGAAAAGACGGCTTCGTCAAGCCCTATACACGGCAGCGAAAGAAACGAATACGGACTATTAGCAGCATACAGCTTTTTAGGCGTCAGTAATTCAGCATTTATTGTACGTGCAGACGTCGACTTAGATGAACTGCAAGGCCAAACTTCTGCTCCTGGAGCAGAACCAGCTGACGGACAGTGGTGGTTTGATACTAGAGCAACATCATACGGTATTCAAGAATGGAATTCAGCCGCTGCATCGACTACAGGTGGTCAAAAGTTTGCATTGAAAATTCCTCTAGTACTTACCGATGATGACAGTGCAAAAATAAATTCAGGCACTAATGCTCCAAAAGATTCTGTGGGCGCTGTTGGAGACTATGCTGTAGTGGCACAGACCATAGGTGACACAGGTGAGGCAGGATTCAGCCTTGCCAAAGAAGCAATTAAAATTTACTACAAACGCAACCAAGCTCTGCTAGGTGGCGATCATTGGGTCGAAGTTGGTAGCCAAGATTGGGCAGGAAGTCATCCCACAGTGTCGGGCGCCAGCACAGTGACCACAGTCACTCCTAGCCAAACTTTTTCTATCAACGGCACAACTATTACAACGCCAGGCACCCCTACACTAGCAGGCTTTTTAACTTATTTCAACGGTGGCCTCGGTGGCCTAGTTACTGGTGTACGAGCAGTGGCATTGAACAGCCGATTGTATTTGTACACAGACGGAGCCACTGAAACAGATGGTGACTCTGCTCTAGCAAACTCTATCACTATTGCCGGTAGTACCGCAGCGGGCTCAGCACTGGCACAGTTAGGTCTTACTACTGGTACATTTTACGGACCAGCAATACAACAGACACCGCACACTAGTGTACCAGAGTGGAAGTCAACAAACACTAAACCACGTCCAACAGGTTCTGTGTGGATCAAAACCACTGAACCCAACTTTGGAGCAAGATACATTGTCAAACAATGGAATTCAGCTACTAAGACTTGGGTGACCTATTCTGCTCCTGTCTACTCAAGCACACACGCTGCCTTGTATTATCTAGATCGCAGTGGTGGTGGACAAGGCATTGCAACAGATAATTTATTTGTTCAAAGCAACAGCGATGAAAACAGCAACTATGACACGTCACCAGAAACTGCGTCATTTAGAATTTTCAAAAGAGCAACCACAGGCAATACCGTGGTAACATCCAATCCTATAATTTCTGGCACATTTAGTGTAGGATCAAACACATTCACATTCAAGGCATCCAGCAAAGGTAATTTAACATTGGATACTGCCAGCTCAGTGAGCTTTACTGCTCTAGGCACAGTAGGCGATGCAGAACTAATGGCCACAGCAATAAATGCTGTAGGCAGCACCACTGTTGAAGCTTCTGTGACTGCAGACAATGCGGTACAAATCATTCATAAAGAAGGTGGTGACATACGTTTTACAGATGGCACAGGCGCACCAATAAGTGATATATTCACTGCCTATAACATCGACACAGGCACTGGTACACAGAATATGTACACACCAGGCTCTGGTGCTGCAGAAACTTTCCTTGCAACAAATTGGATTCCATTGGCTGCAGAAGATTTTGCTGCATCTGCTACTGCACCTTTGGCCGAACCACAAGACGGACAACTATGGTACACTCCGGTGTTTGATCAAGTAGATATCATGGTACACAACGGTGATATCTGGGTTGGATATAAAACAACAACCAGTCCTTACTATGCTGCAAGCGCAGTTGATAAAACTGATCCAGCAGGACCAATTGTGGCGGCCAGCGAGCCAACAAAACAAAGCGACGGGACAGATTTGAAAAATGGTGACTTGTGGATCAGCACAGCCGATCTAGAAAACTTCCCAACTATCTATCGTTATGATGGTCTGGCCCTAGAATGGGTGTTAGTTGACAAGACTGATCAGACCACAGAAGACGGTATCTTGTTTGCAGACGCTAGATACGGATCAAGTGGCGCTTCAGGTAACACAGCAGCCACTATCGGAGATCTGTTGTTAAGCAACTATGTAGATTTTGACTGTCCAGATCCAGCACTATACCCCAAAGGCATGCTGCTGTGGAATTTACGCAGAAGTGGCGGTAATGTCAAAAGATACAGCAATAATTACATTGACACAGCAGCCGATAACGTGCGTTACGAAGCTTTATACAACGACAACGGCTCCAGTCCAGTTACCGGCGACAGTCAAAGCGCCTACGCAACCGATCGTTGGGTCACAGCTTCACCAAACAACGAAGACGGGTCAGGCAGCTTTGGTCGCAAAGCACAGCGCAGTCTGGTTGTGCAAAAACTCAAATCTGCGATTGACACCAGTTCAGAAGCCAGAGATGAAGAACGTAGAAACTTTAATTTGATCGCTTGCCCAGGATATCCAGAAGCCTACAGCAATTTGATCAACTTAAACCTAGATAGAGGAGTCACAGCATTTGTGGTAGCTGATACTCCACTACGTTTGCCGTCAGATGCAACCAGCCTCACAGCCTGGGGCACCAATGCTAATGGCGCACTAGACAACAATGATACAGGTATTGTTAGCTACGACGAATATTCAGCTGTGTATTATCCCAATGGATTTACCACTGACCTAAGTGGTGCTAACGCAGTGGTTCCTGCATCACACATGATGTTGAGAACTATCGCTCTCAGCGACCAAGTTAGTTATCCATGGTTTGCACCAGCAGGCACACGTCGCGGCGGCATTACCAATGCCACAGCAGTGGGATACATTGATGCAGACACAGGAGAATTCCAGTCAGTGGCGTTGAATGAAGGTCAACGCGACACGCTGTATGATCTCAAAGTAAATCCAATTCCATTCTTTGTTGGAGTAGGACTAGTTGCATATGGTCAAAAGACTCGTGCTAGAAATGCCAGTGCATTGGATCGTATCAATGTATCACGTCTTGTAGTTTATCTACGCAGTCAGCTAAACAAACTTGCTCGTCCGTATATCTTTGAACCCAATGACAAGATTACCAGAGATGAAATCAAAGGGGCTGTTGAGAGTCTGTTGATTGAGTTGGTAGGCTTAAGAGCGTTGTATGATTTTGCCGTGGTCTGCGATGAGTCAAACAACACACCAACAAGAATTGATCGCAATGAGTTGTATGTTGACATAGCGATTGAGCCAGTCAAAGCGATTGAATTTATCTATATTCCATTGCGTATCAAGAACACAGGAGAAATTTAAAAATGGCACTAACTTCCTTAAATAGAATTTCGGTTCCTACCTCAGGAGCCAACAGCGGCACAGCTTTGCTGATGCCAAAACTAAAATATCGCTTTCGGGTGATACTACTAGGATTTGGTGTTGAGGCCAGCACAGAACTAACAAAACAAGTTAGTGATGTAAGTAGACCAACTGTAACATTTGAAGAAATGACTATTGAAGTCTACAACTCAAAAGTCAAACTGGCTGGTAAACCAAGTTGGGGAGATGTCACATTAAATCTACGAGACGATGCCAACGGCCAGGTGCAGAAAATTGTTGGTCAACAGGTACAAAAGCAGTTTGACTTCATGGAACAGGCCAGCGCCCGTTCAGGTATTGATTACAAATTCCAAATGAACATCGAAATGTTAGATGGTGGCAATGGTAGTTTTGAACCAAACATCCTTGAAAAATGGGAAACGTATGGTTGCTATGTATCAGAAGTCAACTATGGTGAAGCCAACTATGGTTCCAATGAACCAATGACAGTGGCTCTTACTATCAAGTATGACAATGCTGTACAGTTCGCAGGTGGCACAGGCACAGGCACAGCACGAGGTATCGGTGCAGTTGTAGGCCGAAGTCTTGGCGAGGCTGTAACAGGCCGCGGCAGCTCGAACTAATATCAACCGCTGATCAAAAACCCGGATTAATCCCCGGGTTTTTTTACGGCTAAATAATTATATGTCAAATGTATTCACAAGATTTCTCGGCGGTGTAGGAGAAGGGTTACTTACACCCAAAGGCGGCCTCGCGGATTTCCGTCATGCCAGCAAACTGTTTGTTGAAAACGGCTACCGGCTTATGCCTCGCACCAAGTTCATGTTTTATGTGCGGTTTGAGATTGATAAAACAGTATTATCATCACCGGTATTCACTAACACTCATGCAGACGAAATTGGTTATCTTATCAAGAGTACTGATCTGCCTAAATTTAAATTTGAAACAGTCACCAAAAATCAATACAATAGAAAACACATAATTTATAAAAATTTTACCTATGAAGGTATCTCAATGAAATTCCATGACGACAGTGCAGGAGTAATCAATGCATTGTGGGCATTATACATGGGAACCTATGTACAAGATCGATTCAATCCCGAGGCAGCATTTAGCAAGACAAATCTTGCCGCTTCCGGAACTACATTTCAAGGCTTTAGATACAGTCTCGACAAGCAGGGAAAAACTGTGGACTTTTTTAAGTCTATTACTATATATACTATGAGTCGTCGTAGGTTTTTAGGATATACATTAATCAATCCTAAAATTACAAGTTGGCAACACGGTGATGCCGGATATAGTGCAAATGAATTTAATGAAACTACAATGAATATAGAATATGAGTCTGTAGTCTACAGCTCAGGAAGTGTTGCTAAGAATACTCCCAAAGGATTTGCTAACTTATACTACGATAGTGTGCCAAGTCCATTAACTGTAGCAGGCGGCGGCGTCGGAAACTTATTAGGCGAAGGCGGTGTACTAGACGGA